TGGTTTTACTCGGCGACCATTTTGTCTTGTCTGCCCAATATGCGGCAGACATAGGCCCGCGCGCAATGTTTTTTGCGTGGCGGCTCTTGAACGCCTCACGCTGGCCGACCGTCTGGTTGGTCTTTACGCCCTGCTGCCCAAAGCGGATCGTCTTAACCTGATCGCCCGACTTCGCCACAACGACATGCGACTTGGTCGGGTGCGAAGGCGTGCGCTTCGGTTGATTGTAGCCGGAGACGCCAGTCTTGGCTAGTCGGGGGTCTTTTGGCTTGCGTGGGGGCATATCAGCGTTAGTCCTCAGAAGGGAAGTCGTCTTGATGCTGAAAAAACTGCTCAAGTGTCAGCATTGGCAAGCAGTCATGTTTTTCGCAATATTCAAAAACCTCTTGGTAAGTTCCACTTTTCGGCCACTTTTCCTCTTCCATTAGAAACCCTTTCCTAACAATCCGCGATTAAAATAGTCTTGAAACACGTCAACGTCGTCGGCAATCTCTGGGACTATATCTTCTAGCACGACGCCAACTTCGCCCGCCCGGCGTATCGAGTTTGCCCCAACCCCCTCAATCCTTTTAGGGTCAAATCTTGTCGGGAACATAAGGTTACGCGGAACTGGTGTTAGCAAACCTCCAAGATCGAAGCCGCCGATGCCTTGTCTGTATGTTTTGTGAAATTTTGGTGCGTTACCTTCTCCGCCTGTGATCCTTAAATTGGGGTCAAACTCAAAAACTCTGGCTCCTGTGGGGGCAACTAAATCAGATGGGTCATTTACACGACTTGACATAACTGGATCAGAAACAACCATACGGACAGCGCTAACGTCAGGGAACCCAGCGTCTCTAAACGAACCTTTCTCCATTACATCAGCGATAGCTTTCCGAGATGCACCCTTGCCTGCTGAATACATATATTCTTCAATGTCAGGACTTGTTATGCCGGGGAAATCTTTTAGCGGGTATGTGACAATTTTTTTGCCGTCCCTTTTCCCTTCAGCCTTTGTTTCTCTAACTGCTTTGTTAAAACTTTCTATTTGATCCTTGGACAGCCACTCAGCTTGCTTAGTCATATCGACAAGCACATCAGCCACATGATGAGAAAAATCACCACCTCGGCCACCCATTGCACTATAAACGCCAACAAGACCGGGGTTTCTTTTAGCCGCATTAACGTATCTTGAAATAATTGGTATATCAGATGCCCACACAAGCCCAAGCTCGCGTGACAACTCCTCAGCGGGAAAATCTTTACCCCCCTGCATACGCACAGGATTTTTTAACTTTATGCCTTTGACGTGCGTAATCTCTTTGCCAGCCATAGTCATATCACCCGGCACCAACAGAGCTGTGCGACCAATCAACTTCTGAAAATCGACAACAGGACTTTTTGCTAAAGTGTCGAGATCACGCACAACGCTTCCGCTAATATCTGGGATGTCCCGACCTAAGTTCTGAAAGCCGGGGTCTACAAGCAGCCCTTGGTTTCCGACCTCTGCTGTTCTCGCCCCATACTCATAGGCGCGGCGCGGCAGAAGGACGCTCTCGCCAACTTCACGCGGTAACTGAAACGCGGCGGCGGCCTCATACAAGTCTTGTTCAGCTTTTGGCATTTGACGTATTTTCGGGCGCTTTGGGGGCTGTTTCGCTAAAAATGTGCCGCTAACGTCCTCACCCATACGCCCCGCAACCCTAGCGGCTCTAGGCGCTTTCATAGCAGCGCCAACAGGAATAAGTGGCGGCACAACCGCGCCAGCGGCCATAAAGGCGTCACCGAGTAAGCCCAGCCCCTGCAAGCCAGCGTCCATATATTGACCGCTGCCAATGTTAGCCATCATGCTTGGCTCGTATTCGCCAGCGTTTGTCATGCTTGGCGCATAACCCGCAACGTCGGCAACGCCGGAGCCGGGGGCTAACATCAGGCCAGCGGCTAACGGCGCGTATGGGTCAAACGACGCCATATCCATAGGGTCGGTCAACAGGCCTTGGTTATATGCGCCGCGATATTGATCCATCAGTACATAATCCCTTGGTTGTCTTCACCCATATCGCTGACTGCCGCAACGGTGCCAGCTCCGACTAGCGGGGCAAGCAGGCCGTATTTACGCATGATCTCAATCGTCGCGTCGTCGAATACGACGTAGTTGCTGGTGGCGTCTTTTACGCCCACTCCTCGACTACCGGCATCAAGATATTTTATGCCGGGTATGCCCGCGTCCAGCAGCACATTAGCCGCATCAGCTTTTGGGTTCGCGTATGGGTTTTCAAAGCTATCCATATCGGAGTAATCTTCGACAATTCTCTGGTGTATCAAAAACCCCGGCGTGCGCTCATCGTCAGGCTTATAACCAGCCTCGTCTATGGCCTTTTTAACGGCCTCTGACTGATCTTTATAAGGCTTTTGCCAATCAAGCATCATCTCAGGATCGGCGTCGATATTGACCTCGTACATTGCACCACCTTGTGGTGAAACTTGCAAATCAAGAGAAGACAAAACGTCTTCAATTTCGTCATACTCTTTTGCAAGTTGAACTTTGAATTCAGCAGTTCTTTTTATATATTCTTGGCCAGTGGCTTGGTCTATATCTTTTTGGAGATCGTCTAATACCTCTTTCTTTCTCCCCTTAAATATATCCATAGGCGGTTTATTTTTTAAAACCCCTTCTTGTATTGCAATTATCGCCTCATCAATCAAATCATCGCCAGCGGTAATATTTTTTTCTTTAAATGCGCCCCTTAGCTGTTTTTCAAAATATGCAGGGTAAAGGTCGCGAGGATTTATTTGATATTCATCACCCTTAACAGAATAGCTATAAGGAGAGAGCATCCTTTTATATTCTTTAGCAACATCCTCGTTCCCAGCAAAATACAGGCCGCGTCCATACGCTTGAGAACCCTCTCCAGCCCCTATCATACCGGTGTCAAACTTATCAAAGTGATGCGGCGAGCCGTGGAACGCCCTAATGCCTCTAGGTGCCTTCATAGCGGCGCCAACAGCTAGTGCCGGTGGAAACGCCGCGCCCATCATCTGGACGGCGTCACCAGCGCCGCCTAGCGCCTGCAAACCGGCGTCTAGGTAGTTTCCGCCGGTTATATTCTCGTAAAACGATGGCAGCATCTGACCGGGGCGTGACGGATCAGGCGCGTTGCCGGTAAGGTCGGCCACGCCAGCACCCGGCGCAAATAGCAGGCCAGTCGCGGCTAAACCGTATGGGTCAAAGCTATTTGGGTCAACGCCTTCAGCCAGCAGCCCCTGCTGATATGCGCCTCTAAATTGATCCATTAAACCACCCAATTCGTTTTTGGTTTCAAACTGCGATTTGAATTATACCCTCTTGAGTAGCCACCAGCAACCGCACCCTGACCCGCGAATGTCAGCACAAATGCGTCAGCCACGTCGGGCGATCTCTGGCCGCGTCTTTTCATCTCGTCCTTGGATTCAACCTTTAACTTGCCAGTCGAGAGATACTTATACCTAATCCCCGACAACTCCGATATCAGCGTGTCGTCCTGCGGTATCTTGCAGTCTCGCGCCTCAAACCACTCGCGGCAGTGCCAAAACAGCTCATCCCTGAGGCGGTTAAACTTAGCCTTCAGGCTGGCAGTCTCAGACACAGATATGCCAACGGCGGGCATGTCCAGCTCCCTAAGCCGGTCAGCCAGTCCTGCGCCCAAGCCAATCGCGTCAATGTAGATCGCCTGCGGGCGCATCTGATAAGGCACGGCGTCGTACTCCGACAGGATGATACCGGCAAGCTCCATCAAGTCCTTATTCTGCCACGTCCTGATCGGCTCGACCAAGATATTGCCCTGACGCTTTGCAAGCGCCGACCTATCCGAGCCAAACCGCGCAACGTCCAAGCCCCAAACGACCGGCGTGGTCGGGCCTGCCTCTACGTCGCGCCTCGTCGCATCCTCAATCAAGTGCAACGGCAATAGCACGTCGTCCGACTGCTTTGGGAACTCACCCAAGACGCGAACCGCAAATACGTTGCTCTCCTCGCCGTATTTCTCGCCCATCTCGCGGATAAACTTGGGGTCAACATATTCGCCCTCACTGCACGACACAGTGATGCAGTGCCACTTCTCGCGGTCGCCGTGGAAGGCGTCATAAAAGTAACCGTCCGACCGTGTGGGGTTACCGCACATAATGATTTTCGCACCAGGGGTACTGAGCGCACCACTGGCCGTCTCAAAGATTACGTTAGGCACGCCTGACGCTTCTTCCACCACAAACAGCATGTGCGGCGAGTGAAATCCCGCGAGCGACTCAGGGTTTTCGCGGCGGCTCGTTCTAGCCACTGCGAAGCTGTCGGGGGCGCCCTTGAGGCTGATCTTGTCAGCCTTGAACTCCAGCAGCTCCTTGAACGCGGGCGGCATGTTACGCGCCCAGCGGTCGATCTCCGTCCACAATACGTCCGATAGCTGGTGTGCGCTGTTCGCCGTCACAGCCACCTTGCACGGATAATGCGTCATCAGCCACCAAAGAACCACCCAAGACTCAAACGCGGTCTTTCCGACGCCGTGGCCGGATTTGATGGCGACACGATCGTGTGCGGCGATTGCGTCTAGCGCCTGCGCCTGCCACTTTTGCGGCGTGGCGCCCAAGACTTCCTCGACAAATAGGATGGGGTCAGCCCTTAATGCGGCAATCGCTTCGACGGTGGCGGGGGTGGTGGTCATGCGTTAACTCCGAAGGGGGTGGGGTGGTAAGGGGTATATATTTTTATCTCCGCCCCCCGCGATATCTTGATGGGGGGGGGTGTTAACTGATTTTGGGTTAACTTTGTACATATTTTGCAGAAATGTCGCATAACGTTAATTATGCGTAACGCGTATTGTGCAAATACAATGACTTAGCTGCCTGTGGATAACTTTTTGCCCTTCTTGCGCTTGTTTGCCTGCTTTTTAGGCAGATCAGAGTTAACTGAAATCTGGTTGATTTCGCGCGCGCGTAATGCTTCCGCTTGTGTGTTTTCGTTGGCTTCTACCATATCAACGTGCTTCAGTTGAGCCGCGCTATTCACCTGCTGCAATAACTCCAGATACGATCCACCGGCCTCATGCTTAACGTCAATCTGCGCCCGATCACCATAGACCTTAGGCACAAGCTTAGACGACCGCCACTTGATGTTATCGCAGATAGTTCTGTGTGCGCTCTCAGTGATCTGGCCTGACAGCAGTAGGCGATCCATCTCATCCAGCTTGTCGGCATAGATCATTCCACGGCTTTGCATTGCCACACGATAGTTCTCGGCAAACTCTGTGTCTGAACAAACCCGCCGCCAGACGCTAGACCAACCAGGCATGTCTTTGTCCTTGCAAACATCACGCCCTGATCTGCCCTCAGTGACACGCTCCAAAAACTCTATCATTACGCTGTCTGGCGTTTTAGCTGACATCGTCGTGATCCTCATCATCAAAGTCCACGGTCAAAACGTGGCTGGTATTCTCGTCGATTAACAGCAACGCCTCATTGCAATTGCTGCACACTATCGACTGCATACTTTCCCAGACCTTACCGCGCGTGTCTTGCAGGCAGTAGTCGCACGTCACTGGCTCCTTGAAGAACCAGACCCAGTGCCGCTTGAACTCTAGTACATCACCCATCTGTGTCCACCAGCTCACCCGCGCAAGCCAGATAACCCGCACCGTCAACGTAGTTGTCCTGATGATATGGATTGCCCTTCAACCGCGCTATCTTCAACAGCGTCATCATTATGCCCACGTCTATTGGCGTGACTTCATGCGCCAAATGGTTTGACCAATATTTCGCAATCGTTGTGAAGTTGTCTTCCATATTGCCGTGATCCTGCGCCCGATCCTTTGTGACATATTCTTTCGCCGTATCTAAAACCTCAGCCCTTTTCATCTTCGCTATCCATTTCGTTAATCGTTAAGTTGCAGACCAAGCACTCACGCTTGACCATCATTTTATCGTTCACCAGCTTTGTCATCAGGCTTTTGCACTTCGGGCATCTACCCTGATCCAACATACGCTGCCAACTACCATCCCCCGCCTGAATCATTATCCCTCCCATTGCTAAACGGAACCTCAACGCTTGCCAGAGGCTCGTAGCCACGCATCAGCTCTTTTGGCCACACATCTATCCTGACACCGTTGCCAACGCGCTGGACATTCACTGTAAGCGTCCTGACATCAATCCAAGTGGACGTGCCGAGTAACATATACTCGCGATCCTTCAGCACATCGTCGCGCTCGTTGTCAATATCTTCCATCCGAACCCCACTCAAAACGGTATCTCGTCGTCTAAGTTAGCCGGAACCGGCTTTACGCTCTCGACCTCGGCGCCGATAAACGCGTTCTTTATAGCATCAACCACAGGTGCCTCTTTGTTCAACCCCTCAATGATCCGCCCTACCTCGTCAGCAGAATACACGACCATCTCACGATTGTCGCGCTTTACCTTACCCGCCTCATACCCTGTCGCCGTTATTGCTATCACGCGGCCATCCGGCATCCTGCCCTCAATGTAATCGCCACTAAGCGGTTTCGCGCCAGCAACTATCGCCGCCTGCTCTAACGCCGCAACCCCACGCAGCGTCACCTCAACCTCATGCTCAATAGACGGATCGCATTTATCTATCGCCGCATTGAGCCTATCCATCTGCTTCTCAAACCTGTCACGCAGGTCGCCACCAACCAACCACACCAGCCGGTCTACACCCCATCGCCCCTCAACCTCGGACACGACATCGTCATACCTGTGCAACGCGTCCTGCATCCGACGCATTGCTGGCTGAGTAGGTTGATAGTAAACCTTGCTAGGTTTTGGCCTCGGCCTCGTTGTCTTTTTAGCTACCATCATTTTTTCCCTTCTGGTTATACGTCCGGCAGGTTGGTCAGGTTATATACCCTTAGGGTATATATAACCTAACCTACCGTTATACGGTTATATATATAACGGTTATATTTAACCATTTTTCATATAACCTTTTCCGATAAGTCATTGTTAATC